AGATGAACGACTTGGACGTGTTAGGGACTAGCCCGAACAGCTGGAGGTTGGTTTCATAATTTTGAATTGTCGATAGCGACCACAATCCGATTAGGTCGTCGCCGCACACACTGTAATCGCCTCTTTTTGCGCCCCCCCTCTCGGCGCAGAACGCGTTCAGCATACAGAGTACTGTCCATCCATACCCGTCACCCATCAGTGCCCCGCACTCGGTCGAGAGACCAAGGGGTTTACCTTCCGCGTCGTACAATTCCATCCGTTGTAGAACAGCGTCCACTGCCCTATCTACCCATTCTGGGTGGTTAGGAAGATTGTGAAGCATTCTTTTTATAACGAATGACGACAGCGCAAGGCTGATTGGGTCCGTGCTTTTGGACAAGTCTGCTGAATACACGAATGGCCGCTCCGCATCCACAGCACTCTTCGTTATGAAGGTGGGTGTGTTCTTGAGCGCGTCACGACTGAAGGTGAACTTTCTTGTGTACGGCATCAGGTAACCATTGAGTGCTCGCGAGATCCATTGGTGCTCTCCGTCGGCAATAGTCGCGACCCGTATTTTCCCTGACGAGTCAACAATAGGTGCAATCTTGCATCTACTCGTTCGGGAGCGGAGTTCGGCTAGAACCTTCTGGAAGAGATCTACCGTGGACGTTGATCTGTTGTGCAGAGGCTTGTATTTTTCTCTGTAGATCGACGCGAGATCGGCGTAACGTTTTTGAAGCTCAGCGGGGGGGAATGGGAAGCGCATCGGGTCAATAACATCGCACCCGTCAGGCGTTGCTCCACCAATGCAGTTAGGCGAGGGTCCGACCAGTCGGTCGTACCGCTCGTAGCACTGTTGGAGTATTTGCTTCGCCTTCTTATCCGCCCAGACAGTAGCTTTCACGACAGCGTCGGATTCCTTTGCTATACCGGGGTATCTTTTCGTGGCAAAAATTCTAGCCTGAATCGAACCTTCGCGTATGTGCACTGATAATACCGACCTCTCTAGGAAGCTCAGCTCTCTTCTTCGACGTTCCGCACTCATTGGACCTGATGAATTGACGAACTGTTGGAATCTTTCGTAGTCGCTCCAATCGATCATGTACCCGCCCCTCTCCACGAGTAGCTCCTTGAGGATGAAGTCGCGGCGCTCGAGTACCCTCCTCTGACGCAAGTCTGGGTCACTCATGAACGCCATCAAACCGCCTTCTTTCTCAAGTTCACCCCTACATTCGTAGACCGCACGCGCGTTCCCTCCCTTTCTACTTGAGTACTGGAAACAGCACTTGGTATTAGGTAGCGGTAAGGCGCCCATGTTGGCAGTCTTCGTAAGGTGAGGCTTCATAATCCGATCAATGAAGTCTTCAAGCTCTCGCATCACACCGACATCCGGGAGTGGGACGCGCGTGGTGATTCTCTCGGTAGCCGCTCTACATTCTGCCGCGATATCATCCTTGTCAACGTTTGCGATGATCATGCCTCGCGCGACTGTCGATGCAAGGAAGAGGGCCCTCGGGTCCTTTCCCCTGTTCTTCAGTCCGCTTGGCTTCTCTCTCGCACCGAACCTGTTCACCGGCC